AGAAAACAAGGGTCGCAGGGGCGCAGCCCCCCCAGCCCCCTACGGGGGCTTTCCGCCCTTCGGGCGGTTCCTGTCCCATTTTTTTTACTTTCATTTTTCACTTTTTTTATTCCTCACTATCTCACAAAAATTTCTCACTTTTTAAATTTTCCAAAAAATGGATGATATTAGGATTTCAATTGATTTCAGAAAAAATTGAAATGATTTTCCAACTTATCGGGATATGATGTGTATCTTATCAAAGCATCATCAGAAATCAAAATGGCTATCTCAATCGGACAAATGAACTCATACCTCAAGCACTACACGGACGCCCTTCTCACTCTACACGGAATACCAACCACGGACTACTCTCACGAAGTCTCGCCGGAAAATCTGCTGGCCGAAATCACCGCTCGGAAAACCCTTGAAACCGCGATGTGGAACCTCTGCCAGCACGCCGAAGCACAGGACGAAAAAGTCGCCGTCTTTGACGACCCCGAAAAACTCCGCTGGGTGCCTGCGGTGGAGTTGTTGCTGGAGCAGGAGAGGGAACAACACGAGTGCGACGGATGGGCGAAAGCGGATGAATATCAGGAGCAGGCTGAAGAACTGGAGGAGACCACCAAGAAACTCGTTGATGCCGTCAAGAAACTTCATCACCACATCATCACGCCTTCAAAGACCGCCGAACAAAGTGCCGAGCGATACGATGCGATTGTTGAATTCGCAGAAGAGACGCTGGCGCCATACGGCGGTGTTAAGAAGCGCGAATGGTATGACCCGAGCGACGACGAGGAGGAGACCGACGACGAGGAGGAGACCGACGACGAGGAGGAGACCGACGACGAGGAGGAGACCGACGACGAGGAGGAGGAGATTGCTCGCAGGAACGCTGAAGTCGGCTGGAAATGTATGAAATGCGGCCCCAAATCAGAAGACGAAGATTTCGCATTTCACGAAGTCAAAGAACACCCGTCCCACGGAACGTTGTGCTTGAAGTGCGACGCAGTCGCGACGCAGTAATCAGGTAAGGAATATATGACGCAGGGTAAGTCGTCTTTTTTTTCACAGATTAAATTGAAACTGAAATAAATAAATCTCTCGGAGTTATAATATCAAATGGACGAACTCGCTGAAAAACAACGCACCATTAACCAACTCACCCGCCGAGTGGAGGAGTTAGAAGAACTGCTCCGCACCGCCCGCACACACGCAATAGACCGTCAAGTCGCAATTGATATTAATTCGGAGAAGTTAGACCTCTGTGAACGATGTGAAGACCCCATCACCGAGAGATTGTGCGTCACTTGTTATATTGAGTTATTCACACCAGACGAGGATAGTCAAGACGAAACCAGTTCTCTTGATGAAGAAGAACGCGCCAATAGCCCCTACTCACACATCATCCAAGCATAATTTTATGAGAAGGTTAATCCCGTTGTTAATGCCCCCGCCGGAGACCAGTATAATTCTGCTCCAGATAAAAATACCTGCGCCCCTGCTGCCGTGGAGAATACCGCATTCTGGTATTGATTATTAGGGGCTGTTGCCGAGCGAAACCGAGCAGACGGCAATTGAAACGTCGCGACTGCTGGCAACGTCCCACTCGTGTATTTTTGTAAATTACCAACACTACTATAAGTCGCGAAAAAATTAGGGCCGCCTCCCCCTCCTATTTGCTGTCTAAACGAGTTCAGCGGTGTTCCTGCGAAGGCGTTCGCTACGGTTTTATTCCAGTAAGTTCCTGCTACATTTTGCCACGCAACCACATTTGACGTGCCAAACAATACACTATCAGTCCCGCCTGTTGAAAACACCTTACCCCCTGTGGAACCTGCTGGAAAATTAGAGACCGCTGGAAATACTTGACCTGTGCTTGTGTTGAACTGAAAATAACTCGTCACAGTTGAACCGCCGAACGGTGATAAATCAAACCCACCAGTTATTAACATTCGCCCACCATACAGACTTGAAAGACACATATCCGTTATAGCGCCGTTTAAATTCGGTATCGGTTGCGCTTTACCCCCCGGAGAAAGGGTGCCTGAAAGAAAATTCATCTTCATTAGATAGGGTATATTTGTATATGGTGGAGGACCTACATCTGTAAATGAACCACCAACATATACCTCCGCAAAATCATCAATCACACCAAAAATAGTATTGACGACGCCACCAATTACCGCAAAACCGCCATTACCATTTAACCAAAACTGACTTCCTGTTCCGACAAGGCCACCAGTCATAGTAATTAGGTTGTTTAAATTGTTATTCGGGCCGCTCCAAGCAGTCGGTAGTGTGTTTTGAAATTGACCTCCAAGAATTAAAATAGGCGACCCCGCTCCCGTCACATATTCAAACATAAAAATCGTATTGACTGTTCCGCCTACCCCCATATACGGGCCGCCTGCCCCACCGCTCCCTGCCCCTGATAACTGGTTCGCATTCGGAAACCCCGTAAACGGTAAATTAAATCTACCAATATTATAATTTTCTACATTTATACCACCTCCAGGCTGGAACGAAATAAGGGTATCAAATCTCCCACCCAAAAACATAAACCCTCCATACTCAAAAAAACAATTGATTATCGGGTCGTTTTGCGGTAAAATAGTAAACATCGCACCCGCTAAACCTAAACCAGTTGTAAGGGTCGCATCGGTTCGCAGAATATAACACGTATTTCCAGCATTCGTCCCAAACCAATAACTTCCATCGGACGCTTGCGTAAATGCTGTTATATTTCCCAAGCCACCTTGAGGTAATCCAATCTGCGACCAAAGACCACCATTCAACCCCGACGCCAATAAATTTAATTTTTGTCCCGCCGCCGTCGGCAGAGCGACTGGCACAACCGCATTACTCGTATTTGTATAGGAAAATTCAGTCACCGGAGGGGTCGGTGGAATAGGGGGTATAACACTCGTCACATAAGCCTTATTCACTAGGTCATCGGGGTCAGTCGGCACAATAGGGGTCTTCGGGCAATCGGAACCGAAGAAATTTGAACCAGTATATACATTCGTCCCTGCCATCACGGCCGCATAGCCATTACTCGGAATACTCGCCATCTTTATTATATATATAATTCTCTGTTGTTTTTATTATTAATCTCTTGTCTTATACAATTAATAATAAAAACATAATTCTTCTCATATATATAAAAATGGCAAGCATCCCTTCTAATGGCTACCGAGAGGTTATGGCGGGAACAAACGTGTATACTGGTTCAAACTTTTACGGGAGCGATTGCCCGAAGACCCCTATCGTGCCGACCGACCCCGATGACCTCTGTAATAAACTTTATGTGGATACAATCGTCGGCGGTGGAAGCGTTGTCTCTGTCACAGGTGGAAATAATATACTCGTCGCTCCTACTACCGTCGCACCCGTCGTCAGTCTTCGCTCACCCCTAACGGCCACCCTCGCGCTCGGCACTCAAAACATAACTGGAACGACTTCTAATGTTATCCTGACTGATAATACCGCTACTATACAAATGGGCGGAGCTGGAATAGTCCCTACTAATTATAGTTTTGCTGGAATTAATAGGCAAGATACAGGGAATTTAGTTATACAAAACTCCGTGCCGACGGTGCTCGGTGGAGGTGGAATAGAACTGAATTGTATTAGTGGAACTGTATCTACGAATGGCAGTTTTAAACCCGCCACTATTTTAGACACCTTCGCGAGTGGTGCTGGAACTGTGGGTCAGGTTTTAAGCAGTCTGGGCGGTGCTGGAACGAAGTGGATTACGAACGCCGCCACTTTTGGAACATTAGACGACACACTAGCGTTGGGAAATACCGCTACGGGAACTTATGCTAATATTACTCTTACTGATACTGATGTTGGCGGGCAGGCAAATCCTATTCTAACACTCGTGAATACACAAGCGTCTAATGCGAGTGTTGCTATGGAAGTGTGGAAAAATAAACCTACTGCCGGTATTGCGGGCGATGTTCTTTTCAATCAATCTGTATATGGAACAGACAGCGGACTTGCGAAGCAGGAATATACTCGTATATCACATACTATAAGAGACGCGACTGGTAGTAGTGAAGATGGTTCAATTGAGTTTAGTTGTTTTCAGGCTGGAGTAATGGCGAATTTTATACAAATCAACGGAGTAGAGAATGAAGTTAATTTTAATAAACCTATTGATATGGTCGGTAATAATATACGGACTTCAACTGGCAGTATGACAATCACCACCGCCCTTTCTACTGGGTTAGGAAATATAACTCAAACTGCGAAAGGAGGGGTTCAAATAACAGGTTCAAATGGGCTGGTTAATTTAACTTCTACAACATCAAGTATTAATTTGAATGCTACAGGAGCAGGCGGTAGTATAACATTAACATCTAACTCCGCATCAGGAGTAACACAAATAACGGGTGGTGGTGCGACTTTTGGTGTTGGAAATACAATTGGTATTCAAACAGGACAACCGGTGGGGGTTAGAACTCAATTGAGAACAGGGGTCGTGAGCGCGACCGGACAAAACTTGGATTTCTATCCTTCGTATGTTACTGAAAATGCTGGTTCAACTACTTCATTATCCTTACCTTTTATCCCGTTTCAAAATCTAACTATCATTAATAGTGGTATATCCCCTACTTACAGTTGGAGTGATGTTGGTGATGTAGTTGGAGACCCTACTGCTTTTTTAAGAGCGTCAAGCGGGCAGGTTTGGGTTGGTATTTCAGGTTCAATCTGCGTATATTCAGATTTCACATTTACTAATCCGCCTGTTTTTCAGTTTTTTTTTAATGGTGGAGGTGATGCGTATGTATTTTATGAAAGTAACGGGTTTATGTATGTGGGGGGAACATTTGCGGGATTAACGACATCACCGCAAGCACAAGCAGGTTTGATGAGATTTAGTGGGTCATCAACTCTTACTCCTCTTTTTGACCCGATATTTGACGGTGTGACAGGTGATTTTGGGGTTGCTGGTTATGTTAATGCTATTGCTTGTGATAATACAAATCTATATGTTGGCGGACTTTTTACTTCTACTTTTGGTTCGGGACCACCTACGCCACTTTCTAACTTATGTATTATATCTAACCCCTTCGCTCTGGGAAGCAGTCAAGTATATTCTAATGACGTTGTGTTTGGTGTAGCACAATTCGCCACTAGTGGGGAAGTATATGCGATGGAATGGGTTCAGGTGAGCGGGCAGAATTACATTTATGTAGGTGGTAATTTTACTAACGTCGCAAGTGGTTTACAGTCTATAAACTATGGTGCGATATATGGTGTAGGTTGGTCTTTAACACCTTTTACTACTATTGGCTCAAGTAATAGTTTTAATGGTCCGATTACATCGTTCGGTAAAGCGATTGATGGTGTGAATATACTGTTTACAGGAAGTTTTAACTTTATTGACGTATCAGAGCAAATTAAGTATGGTGGATATCAGGACTATTCTAGTTATACTAATCAACTGGGCGGATTTATGATTGCGTCAATAACACCGAGTAGTAATCTTTGTAGAAATGCTATAGCGATTTTTAATTCAGGGACATATAATTTTTTCATAACTGATGATAGACAAGTATGGTTTGGGACAGACATTAATGTATGGGAAGATGGTGGTGTGGCTTTTTCATCAGGAATACCGAAGGGTATTGCTTGGTATTCTGCTACTGGATATCCGTATGTGGCGATGCCTACCTCTACTTTTGGTTTTAGGTATGGGGTTCCTCTTTCTTCTACAGCGGTATTTCAACTTCCTAGTCAGGGATTTAAAGTTCAAGCCGGAAGTTTTTCAAAAGCAACATTACCCGAATACGCAGCACAGGCATTCGTAGCGGATATTAATGGACTATATTGGCACGCAGTAGGAACTCCTATCGCCACCTTTTCAAATTAAGCCGTTATTCGCGGATTTCATCTACGATAAATTCGCTACTCGCGGATTTCTATCGCGTCCGCCACTATCTCATCATAATTCAACCCCGTCCCCGCGTGGATTTTCTTCATTCCCTTTTGAAACGCCGAGAGGTTCATATCATCCTCCATCAGGCACAGCACGCGAAACACCACAAATGCTCCGCAGGTATTCACATTACCATTCTTATTCTGTAAATCCATTCGGTTATATATCACCTTGAAACCATCCTTCTCCGCTTGATTTAACATCGTCTCCAGATAATTAGATGTCGCGTCCACCACCGCATTCTGCTCCGGTGTATTCCACTCTAAACAGGAGTTCGGTGAATACGGCGACGTCCCATAAGGGCAAAAAAACTCTATTGTATTCCCATACCGCAAAACCGCCACCCAGTGACCGTTCTGTGGCGTGTGTTCGTATAACAATACAAAATAATCTCTCGGACGCTTCAATATCGCCTGTATATTCGGGTAGCCTTTCAGTTCGCGAAACATCAGCACCTTCGCCTGTGGCAAATACAACTCAATATCCGCATCACTCATCGGCTCGGTTATGATTTTCTTCAGTTTAGCACTACCTTTTGGTTCGTTAAAAACCGCGGATGCCTCCGGATTGCTTGGTGTATCCATCTTTGTTGTTGTTTATATACAATATAAACTACCGATGTGGATGTTTTTATACGAAATTATATATAAAAACAACTGAATATTAATACCATAAAACAAATCCGAAAATGTCTTTGAACGCTCTTGGTGTATCTCAACTCGCAATTCCCGCCAGTTCTGGTGCTGGTGTTGGTGTCGCTTTTCAATATGCTTCTGGGTCTTACGCTGGTCTTACCCCCGCAAATTACGATGTTATTCTCGGAACTGCTGGCACCGTCGCTCAACCTTTCGTTGCTGGTTCCATCGCTGTAAATCTTAATCCTTTGAATATCACTTCCGCCGCACAGGCCGCCGCGTGTATCGTCGAGGCGTGGTATGTCATTCCCGCCATCCCCGCCGCCGCTGGTGGCACTACCGTCGGTGCTAAATATGCTGGTCGCGTCGTTTTCGCCGCAGGGCCTCCCGCCACCGCCGTCCTCACCCTTAACGCTGTTGATGAGGCAGGCGCCATCGTCGCCGCCTTCATCGGCACTTGCCATTTCCGCGTTTATATCCCTCGCGTCGGCTTCTTCTAAATCGCTGGGTAATTATCTAAATCGGGTATAAAACGAAAAATTGTATAATGTATATCGCCTTCGGATACATTATGCCTCGCTCTTTCAAATCCACCCCCTTTATGGACGAACTTTCCGCAAAAATGGCTGAATACGGTCTCGCTGAAACCTCTAGGGTCTGTTATTTACGCAACCTAGAAATTTTAAATGACGAAAAGCCAGTTGATAATCTTCACTTTCTCTTCTCTTTTGAGGAGATTGAAAAAAAACTAACGAAATACTCAAAAAATACACAGCGGGTTTATTACACATCCATCCATTCCGCACTCAAACTTACATACCCTATTCCTGATGACGGGATGCTCCAGAGGATAGATATATATCACGAGAGAATGATGAGGGTGGCGAGAGAACACAAACTCGTCCAAGGCAAGAAAACACAGAAACAAGAAGACAACTGGGTCACGTGGGATGAAATCATAGACAAATGGGACGAAATGTATATTACATTCAAGGACATCAGGGCGCAAGGGGGCGTAAAACACTCATACGAATACACCTTTCTCCTTCACTTTGTAGTCCTAACCCTCTATGTGAAAATACTCCCTCGGCGCAATCAGGACTACCTAGAAATGGTAATCTCTCAAAAACGCCCCGACCCCCTAGACGACGCGCAAAATTACCTCATTCTGGATGAAAATAAGTTCATCTTTCAAAAGTTCAAGACCTTCAAGTCATTCGGCGTTCAAGAAGTAGATATCCCCGAAGACGTGATGGAGATTTTCTGGTTTTACATCAATTCCCGAAAAACCGACGGCGACCTTCCTACGATGGGGATTGACCTAAAAAAAGGTAAAACATTCCCGTTTCTCCTATTTGTTTCCGGCCGTCCATTTGACGTCGGCAACTCCATTACCCGCTGTTTAAATCGCGTCTTCGCCCCTCGCAAGGTGGGTTGCGCGATGCTCCGCACTATATTTGCTACTGATAATCTGTTAGAGGCGCAGGAGAAAAATAAGGCGATTGCGGATGGGATGGCACACAGCGTCAGCACACAGCAAAATATCTACATCAAGCACTAAACACACCATCTTTGATATCGCCTAGAGGGATATCCACGATATCGTTATCGTGTGATTGACGTCTACTCCTCATTACCAAATCCGCCTTTACAATATGGTTCGCGTCCGGTTTGTTTATCACCACCTCCGTCAGGCCGTTCGTTAGGGCTGGACGCTTTATGTTTTCGCCATCCACTTTCGGATATCGCTCCTTGTATTTATCAATAATATCGTCGGGTATAATCGGCGCCAACTCTTCTAGGTTCTTCACGTCCGTCCTAATGACGTTAAGAGCATCCTTCGCATCCATCCGCACATCACGCTCCAAACTCAACTCAACGGCGATTTTTCGGTTTATCTGGGCGTATTGAAGGCTCACGAGACGGTGCCGTTCGCTCCGCTGTGCCAATTGAAAATAACTGTCTAGGGCTTTAATACACCCTATCACAACACTAAAAATCCCTAGTATAATATTGATGTCATCAAAATCAATCTGGATGCCCGTCATAAATCCGACCGCCGATGACCCCACAATCACAGGGATATTAATAGCGTTTGAATATAATGAGTATTTCTCGTGCGAGAGGCGGTGGAGGATGGATAGGCTCTCCGCTTTCTCCGCTTCATCTTTAAGCAGGTTTTCAAGATTGTCGTCGTAATCTATTTGCTTTGCCATCATATATAAACATAATACCGACCTTATGTTTATATAATGAGCGATTACTACCCTATACAAAGCCCCTACGGCTCTTCTACCGCTGGAACTCAATATAAAGATACCAGATATAAACGCCACGCTGAATGGATTGAACCTCTCGTCGCATTATTCACATCACGTCTCTCAAAAGGCCATAATCGCATTTGCGCGGATTGTGGCGGGAACTTTTGTTTGACTGCGAATATCATTCGTCGCCATCTAGCATCGGAAAAGCATCTCCGCTCGGTGGATAAGTGGACGGAACAGGATGAAGCGGAAATGCTGGAATACAAGAAAACGTGTATGCCGAAAGGAAATAAACCTAAAAATCTCTCAACGGATAAGAATGACGGCGATGGAGTGGTATCTTGACTTATGCTCGGGTAGTAAATCTATGAAGAACTTCTGCGATAAGAGGTATGTAAGTTTAGATATAGAACCGAAATATGCGCCTGATATTTTGACGAGCATTCTGGACTGGGATTATAAGTCCTATTTCGCTCAACACGGAAAACCAGTATTCATTTGGTTTAGTCCACCCTGTAATGAGTATTCGTCGCTGAATTATGCGAGGCCGGAAAAAACACCTGATATTGCGGGGTCTAACGCTATCGTGCGACGAGGGCTGGAAATAATCAATTATGCGGGCTGTAAGTTTGTGATTGAAAATCCCCAGACCGGCACCTTAAAAAAACAAGGAATATTAGACGAAATCCCTTTTACAGACGTGGATTATTGTCAGTATGACTACCCCTACCGTAAACGGACGAGGCTGTGGAATAATATTGATTTCGTCGGAAAATTGTGTGAGCGGACGGCGTGTCCTTTCATAACAAATGGTCGGCATCAATATTCTATCGGCAACAGCAGTTATAAAACGAACGTCCGAGAGATTGGTTTAAAACGGTCACGATTGGAGCAGAGATATTCTGTCCCAGAAAAACTACTAACAGAGATTAAAGAAAAAGCAGGTATATAATATATGCTTTACGCCTTAAAAGTGATGACTTACCATTCAGGCGAACATAAAAGAAAGGAGAAATTCCTTTATAATGATGCGGATAGCATTACACCCCCATCCACACCCACCACCCCACGCGGGTCATCGCCACCACGAAGTCGGACGTGCGTCTGTTTCGGATTTACTTGCTGGTAAAAAAGATAATTACCGAATGTGATTTAAAGAGTAATTATCTTTATAGGATATAATCAAATGCCTCGTATCACTCAAGCACAGGTAAACGCATTCTTCCGTGTGAAGACGCCGTCCGTGGCGACGGATATGGCGGGTAATCAGGTCGTCATAACGCCGTCGGTTGTGGTGGATGAGGAGAACTTTATGGCGAAGTTTGTTGAGATTGACGAGAGATTTGGAGTGCGAAAGGGTAATTATGCCATCAATCGCAAGGGTGAGATTTTAAATCTGCTTCAAAACCGCATTATGACGCCGTCCTTATCACCATCACACGGTTATATGTGCCTCGCGCTTCATCGGGCTATGGATGCCTCTGGTAATTTATTAAGACCGAACTCGGGTTTCGGCCGTCCAGCAAGACTGGTTGTCCCAAGGTCATTTATTTCTATGCTCGTCCACCGCCTCGTCGGGTGTGTTTTCATTCCAAACACCAACCCCCTTCATAAGGTTATAGACCATATTGACCGGAACCCCTGTAACAACAATTATAAGAACCTGCGGTGGTGTTGCCAGAGGGCAAACAGTAACAATATGAAAAATAACGGTAAATACTGGTCGGTGCGATGGAGCAAGAAATATAAGAAATTTCAGGCGTGCGTCGTCACTACGAAAGACAACAACCCAAAAGAAACCTTCACTCACTCGCTGGGTTATTATGAAACAGAGGAGGGCGCCGCTAGGGCTGTCAAGGCTTTTATGAAAGAGACTTACCCTAATGAAATGGGTTCTGGCCGTCGGTTTATTGATGATTAAATTTTCTCCTATGGAGTAGGAGCGTCTGCGAACTTATTCGCCGTCGCGGATTGCGTCGAGAATAGCCCATACCCTCGCTTCGTCCCAGTCTCCATCTCTCGGTAAATCCACCAGCGTCTTCATAAATCGTTTGCGGACGATGCCTGCGAGTTCCACATAACCCTTCATAGTAAGTGGCACGATTTTTGTGCCACTCATATCATATATTTCTCCCTTGTCCGTCCAAATCCAATTCTTTCCACAGACGCTCTTCGTTGTGAGAACCCATTTTTCGTTTGCTTTCATCCAGTCGCTCATTCTTGCTTGTTGTTGCTGTCGCTGTATTCTGCTGAATGTTGAAAATCCATTTCAATTTTTTTGGAAAACAATTGAAATGCTAATATCATCATATTTCTTTTTTTCTATTTTCTCCTATGGAGTAGGAGCGTCTGCGAGCTTATTCTCGTTATAAAACTTATCGTCCTTCTCAATCCCGATATAATTCCTGTTTAATTCAGCACACGCTCGTCCTGAATTAAATGAACCAGCGGTCGGGTCTAGGACGGTGTCCCCCTCTTTAGAAAACCGAGAGATTAACCATTTGTAGAGCGTGATTGACTTCGCCGTCGGGTGGCTTTTATATCTATCCAGTCTGTCCCGTATAATGGATAAGGAGCATCTCATATTCTCTTGTTGAAAATTATCCGGTTGTGTAATACCGACTGAATTCGGTAGAAAATTGCTTCCGCGTGGATTGCTCGTTTTTCTTGACCTCGCACACATTCCCTCCTTGTATTCATCAATCCGATTGTAAAACGCCGACTTCTTCGCAAAGACGTAGACTAACTCGTGGCATCGCAGGGGCATCTTGTTCGCCGAGAGAAATGATACACCCACCTCTTTATCCCATATCAAATCATAACGAAACCAGTCTGGTTTTGAGTTCACCAGTTCCACGCCGAAACGGGCATTACAAAACATCAAAACCGGTGTGTGTTCGTTCCGGCACAGTCGCTCAATCTCTCGCCATAACGCCACGAGGTCTATCTTCACGTCCCAGTCACACCCCGCATTCGCTATTCCGTGTGTATTCCGTCCCGTCGGCATCGCGCCCTTTTTGTTCGTCAGGACGCCGTAGGGTAGGTCGCACACAAATAAATCAATAGACTTATCTGGTAATGATTTCATTTCTATCAGGCAGTCCCCGTGGAGACATTTCAAAGATACCGAAATCGGCTTCGCAGTCATCGTCTTCTTTAGGATAATCTCTCGTTATGTCTTTAAAGCAAAATTGGAGCATCTCTAGCACGGTAGAGCCTTGATGTTCGGTCATAAGGAGTTCCTGTAGTTGAATTGCGCCGGCCTTTAGGGGTTTGATACAATCCTGCTGTAGTCTTACAATTTCCTCCTCTTGCTTTTTGATTTGAGCGTCCTTCTTTTTGATTTCGTCATCCTTCTTTTTGAGTTCTGCTAGGTATTGCTCTTTCACTCGTGCTATGTATTTTTCAATCTCGACGGATGATTTTAACGTTCCGACTAACCTAGCACCTGAAATATCCTTATTCTTGTCTGTCGCAACAACGAGTTCTTTTACAATTTCGTTCTTATATACATACGATAAACAATCAAACGGATAAAACATCGGCGATGGTCTCGTTATGAAAGAATGATGTAATTTATCTACCTTTATTTTATGAAATTCACTCGGTTTTTCTAGTTTTCCGCAATCTGCTATAAACTGTGATGTTTTCATATTTTTCTGTAGTCTTCTGCCGTCAACACTTCCCAGCGATAATGTAATCCCCTTATCAACTTGCGTATCCAGTTCAGCCACTACGGTATTTCGCTTTATCTTATAGATTTTTCCAGATTTGAGGTCTCCGCCATACATAGTATATTCTGGATGCCTGTGGATTTTCAGATTGTCCTTCTCCACAATTTCTAGCAAGGGTTCTTCACTATAGACTTTTTTCAGTTGTATTTGTCGGTAAGGATTTTTTGTGTATTCATCAATCCACGATGTTTCTTCAATCAGTTTATCCACATTAATACCACTCTTTACCAGTTTCATTTTTTCAGCCTGAAACTGGCGATACTCCCCTGCTTTCCACTTGATACCTAAATCTACATAATGTCCTTTAACTAACTGAAATCGGTCATCCATATACCACCATAGTTGTCCTAATGGCACGTCCTCAATATCATTTTCCTTTTGCCACTTAACGAAAATATGGTATATATCTGTCTTGGATTTCTTCCCTCCCTTCTCCTCTTTAAGACGGTCATTATAAAAATGAGCGAAAATGCTGGTATATTTTGTGGTGATTGATACCCCTATACCGCCTCCTACTGGTATGGATGTTGATGCTGGTTCTGCTTGATATGGCGTCTCATCTTTATCTTCTTCCTCTTCCTCCTCTTCCTCCTCTTCCTCTTCACTATCAGTCTCGCCAGTCGGCACATAATCGGGTGGTTCTTCCCATTTTGGTTCTTCATATTCAGTTCCATCGTCATCAAAAATCCACGATGAGTATAAATCTTTACCGCCAGCGGACATCCTAGCAGGCACTACTACTTTTCGGCTTGCTTTTCTACCTTTTATTAATCTATGGCAGTCGTCTTCGTTCCAGTCGTCAATCTCTCGCACTTCCAGTTCTACTTCTTCGGCCTTAATAACCTTGGGGGGTTGATTTGGTCGCAGGACTATCGTGTCTTCGGGGCAGGCGCACACTTCATCTAAAGATATGCTCGCAGGGCGAGCATCAGGGGCAGGAGCATCGCGAGGCACCATAGTCGCCACGCCATCAATAACATCAATACGAAACATAGTTATAACTGTAATTATCCATATCGCTTTAAGTCATATATAACATATCACCGCACCGTGAAAAAATGTAGTAGGTTTTTTGATGTTCCGTTTTAAACTTTGAGGCCTATACAGAGAATATTCGTTGTTGTTCCGATTTAATCGGCTATGGCTAGACTTTTTTAGGGACTGTTTTCAGATTACACTTTTTTAACAACTATGTTATATTGTTAGATTATATCTATATCTCATATTCTAATTTAAACATAAGGGATTAATCCATATAAAATGGAGCCTCATAAAATAGAATATTACCAGTTCCCGCAAATAATAAAACCGGTCTATAAACCGGACGATAGATGGTCTGCGCCGATTGAAGAAGAAAAAGATACCGAAAAAGAGTGGTGGGACGACGAGGACGAATAGAATATAAAA